TGATCTCATAATGTCAAGTGAATTTGGAGACCTTGATCTCAATTCGCGTCACGCCACCATCACGTGGGCAGGAAGACCTGTTACTTGGGCAGAGATGGATTTCTGTTCAACAAGGTTCCGGCCGTATATCCACCAGGATGCACAAAAGGTCAGAGCCGTTGTGTACGGCCGTCGTAGAGCTGCTCATCAACTCCATCCTGACCTGGAGATGCAGCGCCTCGGAGGGCTCTTGAGAGTCCTTTCCAATCGTGAGGTGTACGACGAGATCCTCGGTAAAATGGAGGTCCTACGGGACAAGCATAATCTCTTTCAAGAGTTCGATGATCTTTGGATCTCGTTCGAAGAGTTGTATGAAAATTACAACTGTTGTCGTGAGTTCATCTAAGTAAGTGGGGTGATCGGAAGCTAACCCACTGAAAAGACGATGTCTTCTCGTAAACAAATTTCAAAGACTAAGCGCAATCGCGCTATTCAACTCGAACGAAAGAATGCCCTACAGCTGATGGGCATTACAAAGAAATCTCAGCCTGTCCCTCGTGGACAGAAGAAGAAAGGTCGCAATCGTCAGCGACGCCAGCGGATTCCATTCCCTCTTCGAAATGGTCCTACTGTCACTAAGTCTAATTATCTGTCGAAGTTTCCTCTTGGAAACAATCAGAGAAGTGGATTTGGATCAGCAGCCAATAGGAAGAGAATCACTGTTTGTGAGTCGGAATACATTGGAGAGGTTACTGTTGCGAATGAGCCAAATTTCAATATTGCCGGAGTTTATCCCATGAACCCTGGCCAAGCTACCACATTTCCGTGGTTGTCAACTTTGGCAAAGCTTTATGAAAAATATCGCTTTCTTGAGCTTGTTTTCACATTCAAGCCTGAAGTCACGCAGTACACTTCCAATGTGAATACTGGAAAAGTCGTGATGTCAATTGACTATGACGCTTCTGATCCTGCGCCTGGAAATAAGCAGCAAATGGAAGATACTGTTCCTCATTCTGATGGAATGCCATATCAATCCATAATGCTCCAGGCTGATCCTAAAGAGATGTATCAGAAGTCCGATGCAAAGTTCGTCCGCCCTGGTGGCCTTCCGGGAAGCACTTCAATTGTTGACTACGACTGTGGCAATTTCTTTCTCGCAACTCAAGGGCAAACTGCCAATTCGGTTCTTGGTGAACTTCATGTTTACTATTGTGTCGAATTGAGTGTCCCTGTGCTTGAGAATTCTACTGCCGCGCCTGTCAACAACAGCGTTTCGCAGTTCATTGACACGACGGTTTGGACCACCGCCACGCCTACTGTGATGTCTTTTGCCACTGCTGCAACTGCTGGTGGTAAGGGTCCTTATATCACGGCGAATGGTGTTAACTGCGTGAAAACTGCTGGCCTCATTGTTCCCCCTCCTGGGAACTATTTGGTTATGGTAAATACAATTGCGAATGATGCCACTACAGATGAATTGGTTCAAGTCGCACTGTCTGTTAACCTCAATGCAAATGCATTGTCACAGCTTGCGTCAAACAATCCATATACTATGTGGTTTCTTGGCAATGTGCAGCAGGGAGTTTCGCTTTCTTATCAAGGGTTTGTTCAATGTAATGGTACGGATTATCTATCCGTGTCAGGTGTCTGTGATTTTTCTTCTGGCACTCTAACTACTGTTAGTACTCTAACCCTGGTTGCCATTTAAATCGCTTGAGCATCTTGTTCGCGTCGTTCTGTGTAATCGTTAAACAACTGAAGTTATGTTTTATTCTTAGGGAAGAACCCTTTAAAAAGCAGTGAGTTTATTCTTTCAAC